TACACACTTCCGCTATGCTTACTGATGAGCGTGACATTATAAAGGGATTTACAGAAAAAATGTTCGACTTGAGCAATTGACTAAATGTATGTTTAGTTTTATAATTGAGGGGTAAGGTTTTTGGTTTTTTTTATACTTTTTCTCCTATTGTTAATGCGGACTGCTTTATAAGCAGTCCGCAATTAATGAGTTGTAGCCAAGCGGTAAGGCACAGGACTTTGACTCCTGTATGCGGTGGTTCAAATCCACCCAGCTCAATTCTACCACGTCACAGGTATATGTGGCTTAATCCACACAGCAGACGAGGCTGTATAAAAAAACGTAGGAGGATATACTGTAATCATGAAAAATATTAAAAAGATTTTGTCAGAATTTGGGGTTGAACTTACCGATGAGCAAGAAACACAAATCAGCCAAGCGGTAGCGGAAAACTATAAAACTATTGCAGAATTTGACAAGTTGAACAAAAAATTAGAAACGTCCAAGACGGAAAACGATAATCTCGCACAGCAATTAGACGATGCAAAGAAAACTATACAAGGATTCGATGGTGTAGACATTGAAAAGCTGAATAGTGACATTGCAGAATGGAAGAAACGTGCCGAGGATGCAGAAAGTAACGCTAAAACCCAATTATTGCAACGTGACCAAAGAGATTATTTAAAAGCAGAGTTTGACAATTTAGGCATCAATTCAGAAAGAATCAGAAAGTCACTAGCGGATGATATCATGGGAGATGACGGATTAAAATGGAAAGACGGTGCTTATATGGGCTTGTCGGACTATTTAGCAAAAGAAAATGAAAAGGAACACTTTTATCTAACAGAGGAAGAAAAAGAAGCTCAAAAAGCTGCCGAAGATAGCAAAAAGAATGTTCCTAAAATTTCCGAGAAAACTGATGGCAATGTTCAAATTCCAGTCAAAAAAGTAATTCCCAAAATTTGGTAAATCACTAATAAGTCAATTATTAAGGAGTGATAACAATGGCTAGAATAGAGAGTTTAAATCTGTTACTAGAGCAAGAGGGCAAGGATTACTTATCCGAGTTATACGGTAAAGTAATCGAAAATGTGAACGCTAGACTTATTTCTGCTAACATGAAAAATACAGATTTGTCTGGCGACCCACAGGCAGGTAGTGTTGAGGCGAAAAGATTTGTAAATGCTGAAAGCAAAGCTTATGGCACAGCAAGAGGCAATGGAAAAGGGGATGCTGTAAAGGCTAAACCAGTAACCGTTCCAATCAATGTCGATAAAGAAATTGTCGAAGAATTAGAAAACAAAGATATTTCTTTATATGGTGTTGATGGTATCTTAGAAAGACGTGCAAATAATCACGTTCAAAGAATGGCAGCAGAACTCGACAGAGCGTTCTTTAAAGAAGCCGTAGACGCTGGTACAGAATTTACGGCAACAGCAGAAGATGTACAAGAAATCGTTGAGGAATTAATTCAAAAATGCGAAAATGTATCAAATAACTATGTTGACGGTGTACCACGTGACATGATGAATTTAGTTTGCAACACCGAGTTGTACGGTAAAATTAGAATCTATTTAGACACCGTATCAGTACCTAATGTAGATACTACCGTTGAGGATTTTCTCGCATACCACGGTGTAAAGACGTTCTCAACAACTCATTTGCCAGAGGGTGTAGAAGCTGTATTAATGGTTGACGGTGCGGTTGCGCAGCCTGTTATGTCTGATGAATATACAGCTGAAAAGATTCCGCTTTCTAACGCTTACGGTGTAGAATTATTCTATCACTACGGCACAAAAGCGGTAATGGAGGATTTGATTTTCGTTAAAAAAAAGTAGTTACGTCCTCGGCTAAGAAAATAACAAAGAGGACAACAGCAAAAACTACAACAGATAACGAATAATTTATTGAGTGGCTATAGTATTGAATGATGCTATAGCCCATATTTAAAGAGGGGATAATATGGAAATCGTAAACTTTGACTATTATGAGGATGAGGATAAATTCTCTGGTACACTTATAACTGACGAAGATGAGTTTAATAAGTATTTAAAGGTTGCTAGAGCGTATTTAAACCGCCTTACATTTAATCGAATTGTATCACAAGATAGAAGTTACGGAATGATAGTCAGAAATGAATTTGTAGCTTTTAGCACTGACGAATTGGCAATGTTCAAAAATGGACTTTGTGAACTAACCGAAGCGGTTTACAAATTAAAGAAAGCCGAAACACAAGCGTTAGCAGGAAGCACAACAGACGAAAACATCAAGTCAAGAACCTCTGGCGGTGAATCTATCAGCTATGATAAATCAAACACTGCCTATGATGATGCATTAAGCGATACAAGAGCAAAAAATACGCTTTTCAAAAACGCTTTAATGACTTGGATAGTTCCAGACGCATTTCAATATAATCCTTTTTTTGCAGGAAGTAGGTGACATATGGCTGATAAATTCTATAATCGGACAGTGACAATTTGGAATAAATATGTTGATGGATTATTAGAAACAGAGATATGGCTGCCTACGCTGATTAAAAACGTCCGCATCCTAGTATCAAGAGGGAATAATATCGTAACAAGTGGGCTTGAATCGGCAGATTCTGCAAGACTTCACATATCAGATAGTGTAAGTGAACTTGGCAAGCCTTATAAATCTGCTTCCGAGTGGAATAAGCTAGTGCAGACAGAAAAGCCAAACTTCTTTACACTAGATAGTGAAAACGATACTTTCTTTGTTGAGGGCGATACGGTAGCGTTAGAACCAAAAGATAATTTTTTTGACTATATGAAGCGTAACTACACAAATTGTTTTAAAGTTACAAGTGTAGACAGGTTTGACATTATCCCACATTGGGAAGTATGGGGTAAGTAATAAGCAGGTGATAATATGGCAGATGAAATAAATCAACTCTCAAGCAAAGAATATGATGCGGTAGGTTGGGCTTTGTTTAATAAAATAAACGAATTTGACGGCTTCCCAGATGGAATCAAGCTTGATTATCAGAAGTTGACAACGTCAAATTGCATAGGCTTTTTCACTACCCCAGGTGGCAAATACGTACAGAAATATGTGACAGGCGGTTTTCTTGCTCAACTTCCGTTTGATGTATTTTATAAATTAAATGCCACAAACAATGAGCAATTATTAAAAGCAGAAGAAGTTCTAAATAACCTAGCCGAGTATCTGCAAGAACGTAAATTCCCGACACTTACTCGTGACAGGGTGATAGAAGATATAACTATGAACTCTATAACGTACAGAACACAAGCAGATGATGATGGTACTGTAAAGTACGTCAGAAGCGGTGTTTTGCGATATGAGAAAATTTAAGGAGTGATATATAATGGCGACAACATCAACAGGTAAAGTATTACGTGGTAGATTCGCTCAATGGGTTTCAAAAGACCAGAAAGACTGGACGTTGATTGGTATTAGACAGGATTCTCAAGAAACATCAACCAACATCGACTCCACAACAGGTAAAGATGTTACAGGCGGTGCTTATGTAGATGTATCTGGTTATTCTCCAGAAACAAGCGTTGACTACATCGCAAGAGAGGAAGATTCTATTTTTCAACCTTTATGGGAAATTTATAAAGGATTAAAGAAAGATGATACCTCCCTTACATTCTACAAATTAGAGGCATTATTAGATATTGAGGTAAGTGAAACCAATACCGCAACAAGTGCATCTGGAGATGGTTTTATTGTTCCAGTTAAAGCGTTGATTCAATCAGCAGGTGGCGACACTAACGGCTTCCATATCAACACAACATTTACGGAAGACCACAGCTCTACAGGACGTGAAGCTGGTACGGTAAAAGTATCTGATAAGAAGCCAACATTTACCAAAGTAGGTGCAAGTTCGTAATAAAATTTATGCATATTGAATATAGCACACAGGAGAGGGGGCGTGACGGAAGTTTCGCCCCCTCTTTTTAAAAAAAGCAGAAAGGATTTAAAATGAGAGAATTAAATATTAATAGTAAAAAAAATACAAGTAACCTTTTAAAAGTTATCTTAAATGACCGTGATGAGTTTATTGTAATCAATCCCAATGATTCTTCTTTCCCTAAGAAATATGCAGAGTTCATTGATTTCTTGGAGAGTAAACAGTTATATTTAGAAGAAAAAGCGAAAGAGTATGAAGAAAAGTTCAAGGGTAAAGAAATTGTGGCAACCAAAGAAGATGGTACGACAGAAGTAGACACAGAGCAAATAATCATTCTTTCAAACTTACAAACAAGCTTATATGAGGAATGTGTAGAAAAGATTGACGTTCTGTTCGGAGATGGTACGGTTCGTAAATACTTTAGAGATTTTTATGAAATCAACAAAGAATTTATCCCAGACGAGCAGTGCATTGACGAATTTATTACAAACATTACCCCAGTCTTACAGGAAGCTTATAATATACGTGAGGATGCATTAGATAGCAAATACAGCAAGAGTAGAAAAGGTAGCAAAAAATACCAGTTTCGAGAAGATGAGGAATAATGTTTAATATATTACTTGACGAGTTGCCAGATGAGTGGGAAAGCCCATCTGGCAATGTTTATAAACTAGAAACAGACTTTAGAATTGGCATACAAATATGTCAAATACAAAGCGACAACGACCTTACGCAAATTGAAAAGTACGTATTAGCTAGAAAGCTTTTGTTCGCCGATAAATGCCCAGAATCTCGAGAAGAAACGATAGAGTGTATAGATTATTTTATGAATAATTGGAATCATGACAACACTTCTTCAAAAAAAGAAGATGAACAATTGATGGATTTTGACGTTGACCAATGGAGGATTTACGCAGCTTTTCTTGAACAATATAAGATTGATTTAAAGACGTGCTGTATGCACTGGTGGGAGTTTATGGGGCTTTTATCATCATTACAAGAATGTACGTATACTCGTGTAATCAATATACGAGGTAAAAAGATTACTCCTAGTATGAGCAAAGAAGATAAGAAAACATTGCGTGAAGCAAAAGAGATTTATACGCTCGGTAAGAAAATGACCAGAGAGGAAATTGAAATGGAGAATAGTATTTATGACTTCTTGGGTGGGAACAATTGCGAAAGCGAGCAAAGACGCATAAAAGAATTTGAGAAGTATGCCGACACATAAAATGATTAAAGAAAGACGTGATAAACGATGTCAGAATATGATGGAAGCGTAAGAATATCGTTAAATATTGATACGAAAGATGGAAAAGCCGAGCTTCAAAAAATTGGACGTGAAATTGTAGCCACATCTAAAAAAATCGAAGATGCAAAGGCACAACAGCAAAAAGCAAAGCTTCCTTTTGAAGCAAGTGAAAAAGTAAGCAAGTATGCCTCACAATTAAAAGCAGTAGAAGCTGAATATAAAAGATTGCTTGGAGAGTTGAACGAACTTAAACAGGTACAAATAGAGAGCAATTTAAAGGGTGGAGCATTAGAAGCATCCAATCAGTTAATCGCCGAGCAGAGCAATAAAGTTGAAGTTGCAAGGCAAAAATGGGAATCTTTACAGGTAGAATACAGGAAATCGCAAGAAGAACTTCGTGCAGCCTCAAAGGCTTATAAAGATACCGAGAAAACGGCGAAAGACACAGTTGCACAAGAGCAACAAAACCTAACAGCTCTCATCGAGAAGTACAATAAATTAAAGAGCGAAAGAGTGCTAGGTGCAGGCGAAAGAATAGCTAGTCATTATCAGAAAGAAGTAGGCGAAGTTGCACCTAATGCAAAGTCGATTAGTAAAGCTAAAACCATGCTTACATCAATCGGCAAAGAAATTGCAAAGACAACGGAAAAGGTATCAAAGCTAGAGGCTAAAATGCGTGATATCGGCAGTGCTTCAACGCAAAAAGTACCTACGACCGAGTACACTGAACTATTAGAGAAGTTACAACAACTCGAAAGTGAACTCGCTGTATTAAAAGAAAAGAAAAAACAGTTTCTTTTATCTGGTGGAGAAAGCGGTTCTAAAGAATTTGAGAGAATGAATGCTCAAATCTCCAACGTGGAAAGAAGCATAACATACGCTAAAGGTGATTTAGCCGACCTCGTTGAACTTGGAAAAGCTTTTAAGCTCAACACAACGGATGGTCAAAAATTAGCAGAGCAACTATCCGAAGCACAAGGAAAGCTTGCCCAATTAACTGATACTTATAATCAGTCAGCCAAAAATATACGTGTAGCCGAGGAACAAATGGCACGGTCTCAAAAACAAACGGCATTAACTAACCGAATTAAGAGCATGATACCATCAATCAAACAACTTACGAGTTCTTTAAAAAAAGTCAAGAGTGTTTTAAAGAGCGTATCAAATGCAACCACAAAGCTAATGACTTTCTTTCCACGTATGGCAGTTAAGGCAATTAGTGCTACACGTAAAATAGCAAGTCAAGTCAAAAAGATGAACACTGTTTTAAATGGTGCATTAAAGCCGTTACGCAAGATGTTGTCGCTCTTTGGAAGCCTATCACTTAAAGGGGTTGGCTCTTTCAAGAACATAACAAAGCACTCTAAAACATCTGGAAATATGATTACCAAATTTGGAAATCGTGTATTAGGACTCGCTAAACGTGCGTTCGTATTCAACCTTATAAGTAAATTGTTCCGCTCTATGGTCACTGGCATATCAGACGGTATTGATAATTATATTGAAAAAGACGAAGAATTAAAGAAGTCTGTAAATGAATTAAAGGTATCTATTAATTCGCTTAAAGCCAACTTTGGCTCTGTGTTCGGGCAGTTACTACAAATTGCCATGCCAGTTTTAAAACAAATCATAAGTTGGATGAATAAAGCAACGAATGCAGTAGCTTCATTTGTTGCCGCTATGTCTGGTAAGTCGACATATAAAAAGGCAATTGACAATGTAGATTCTATCAAAGATTCAACAGATGCAGCCACAGAGTCAGCTAAAGAATTAAAAAAAGAACTTGCGTCATATGACAAATTAAAAGTTATATCTCAAGACACGGATACCTCTACCAGTGATAGTAATGACAACGATGGATTAAATGTAGATTATGAAGATGTTGATGTGAGCAGTTCAATAGCCGAATTTGCAGAAAAGTTAAAGACAGCATGGGAAACCGCCGATTTTACCGAGATAGGAAATACAATTGGCACAAAATTAAAAGATGGACTAGATGCTATACCTTGGGATGATTTGAACACAAACGCTCAAAATGTTGGTACTTCACTTGCAACATTGATAAACGGATTTGTTGAAACGTCTGGACTTGGTACAACAATAGGGAACACTGTAGGTAATCTTTTAAATACTGGTGTGGCAGGATGTACAGCGTTCATGACTGCTTTGGATTGGAAAGATGTAGGAACATTTGTTGCCGATGCTGTTAATGGATTTGTTCAAACGGCTGATTGGTCGGGTGTTGGTAATGCTATAGCACTTGGAATTAACGGTGTTACAGATTTCACAAACACATTACTTACAACCGCCAAATTTGATGCAATAGCCAAAGCGATTGCAACTGTGGTAAATACTGCTGTAGAGAATACCAAATGGGATAATGTCGGTACAGCAATTGCAAATGGAATTAACGCACTCACAGATTTTTCAAATACATTAGTTAAAAATGCTAAATTTGGAAAAATAGCAAAAGCAATCACTACGGTAATAAACACTGCTGTAAAAGATACAAACTGGGATGGTATCGGTACGGCAATTGCGAATGGAATTAACGCACTCACAGATTTTTCAGGCACATTAGTTGCAACTGCTAATTTTGATGCGATAGCGAAATCAATCGCAACAGTGGTAAATACTGCCGTAAAAGGTACGAGTTGGACAGGCATTGGTACAGCAATCGCAAATGGTATCAATGCAATTACTGATTTTTCGACAACATTGGGTAGGGATTTAGATTTAAGCACTATGGCAGAATCAATCGCAACAGTGGTAAATACTGCGGTCGGAGGTACAAGTTGGACAGGTATTGGTTCAGCTGTGGCTGGCGGAATCAATGGAGCGTCAAAATTAGTAACAACATGGAATCAAACATTCGACTTTAGCAAACTTGGTGAAAAAGTGGCTAGTGTATGCAACGACTTATTCGCTGAAAAAGATACTTGGACAGGCATTGGTACAGCAATGGCATCTGGTATAAATTCAGTAGTTACGCTTTTATCAACTTGGGAAAATCAATTTGATTTTAAGAATTTTGGTATAGCTTTTGCATCGGGAATTAATAGTTTTTTCAAAAGCACAGATTGGGATACTGCTGGGACAACATTAAGCGGTGTTGCAAGTGGAATTTTAACTTCTATTGAAAGTGCAATAGATACTCTCAATTGGGAATCTATCGGAAGTGCAGTAGGAGATATGCTTAGTGGACTTTCATGGACTGATTTACTTACTGGTGCGGCAAGCGTTGTTGTCGGTGCGTTCTCTGGATTGTTAGACTTTGCAGGTGCTGTAAAAACAAAACTTACTGGCGATGAATGGGATAATATTGTTCTCGGTGCTTCAACAGCAAGTAAAGACTTAGAAAACATAAATACACAAGTAGACGCATTATTAGCCAACAAAGACGATTGGAAAACAGCTGGTGATGCCGAAGCTGATTATGCATCGAGTTTGGCTGATGAATATTTTGATTTGGCGAGTAATTTGAAAGATACCGTTTCTAATAAAACAAAAATGAAACAATTGGCGAGTAAACTGGTTGCAACACTTCCAGACCTTGAAAAATATTATAGCAAAGAAACTGGATATATTACAGCAACCAAAGCGGAAGTAGAGGCATTAATCGAAGATTACAGAAAGAAAGCTAAACTTCAAGCAATTGAAAACAACCTCACCGATTATTACAGTTCACAACTTGAACAAGAAGTTGAAATTGAAATTAACAAAGAAGATTTAGAAGGATTAAAAAA